CGCGCACAAAGCGTTATAGCAAAATATACAAAGGATACAGGGTCAACAGACCTTAAAGAATTCTTGAATGATCCGGGTATGATCGCAGGTGATCACCCCGCAACATTCAGGTTGCTTAACTGGGTTGCAGATCAGATTGGTGATGATCAGAAACTTAAAGGTGTGACAGAACCAGTTAAGAAAACAAAGCCGGAAGACATACTCTATCCGGGATTATAATTTTATTAACATTTAATAGGGGGAAAAGATGGAAGGTCAATATCTATTATCAGACCATGGTCTGGATCTCGAAAAAGGGATAGAGAGAGAATTTATTAGTCTTCTGACTGAAGAAAATTCGATTCTTGACGACATGCCTTTTTTCATGGCAAACAAAGCCGATGGTCACGAAACAGAAATAGAAACAGAGCTTGCAGATGTCCAGCTCGGTAGTCTTTACAAAGGCATCCATCCTTCGAAACCAGGAAAGGGACTAATCACAGATGTTTGTGGTTGGCTTGAAGGTAGAGCGGAGGTTGATGTAAGATTTCTAAAAAGGATGAAAGACCAGAAAAAGTACAAAATGGACCAGCTAAGAGGACATATGGGGGCTATGAGAAACTCAGCTGCCGAACATTTCTTTTATGGAGCACGAGCAGCAGACCCTAAAGGCTTTGATGGTTTACATGTTCGTTACCCTTACCGGGATATGCCAAATGTAATTGATGCAGGTGGGACTGGTTCTACAAACACAGATATTTGGTTTATCGTATGGGGGCCAAGAGCTTGCCACGGCATTTTCCCAGAAGGCACAAAGGTTGGCGTAGAGTTCGAAAACCATCCTAAAGAAGCTAAGCAGGACGATACTGGAGGTACTTACTACGTAAATGCTGATACTTGGGAATGGCATTTAGGGCTTGTTGTCGCCGACTGGCGCACAGCGGTAAGAATTGCAAACATTGATGTAACAAATATCTACATCACAGATTCAACTGATGCAGATTACATTGATTTCAGAACTCTGACGATAAAAGCCCAGGAGTGCGTTCCTACTGAAATGCGTTCAAAAGGTATCTGGTATGTAAACAGTTCTATCAGTGCAGCTCTAAGAATTCAGCAGGGCTACGCTCAGAACACTTACATGAAAATTGATGAATGGAAAAACAGCGAGCAGGTTCTTTTCTTACACGGGAACCCTGTGAGGGTGTGCGATGGTATTCTAAGCACCCTTGACCGACTGGATGCAATGCCATAATAAACAATAAGCGGCCTCCGGGCCGTTCAACTATTTAAGGAGAAATATTATGTCTCTCACCGATGACAACAACTATTTTTCAGAAGATCAGGCCGTTACTGCCGCTGCTGCATCAACAAAAAGCCTTCTTCTTGGTAAACATAAAGGCTTTAGAAACAGCTTGGTTCTTGAGCTTACTGTAACTGAAGCTTTTGCAACTACAACCAACATGAACATTAAGTGGCAGGAATCCTCAGACGATTCAAGTTATTCCGACTGTGTGGCTCCTGAACTTGATCTCGCGGTTGCTAATCTTACTCTTGGAGCAACGTTTTATCTTGATCTCCCAGACAACACAAAAGATTATCTTCAGCTCTATTACACTCCGACCACAAGCGCAACAGCTGGTAAGTTCACAGCGGTTCTTGTTCCTATGGAATCTAAATCATGGGATACTGACACAATGGTCAGAGCTGGTGGCCCTGAATTTTAATTAATCTTTTGGAAAGGAGTAAGTAAATGGCAGATGTAAGATTTGTTTGTATTAAAAAATCAATTGTCGGGTTTAAAATGTATAAGCCAGGGGAATCTATCATGATGCCTTCTGACTGGAAAAATTCCAACTTTGAAAAAGCTGGATCACCCACGAAGAAGAAAAATAAAATAATCCCAGGGACTCCACAGGCTGGACCCGGCAAGATGTCTAAAACAGAACCAGAGCTAACAGCTCCGTCGCAACAGGCCCAGATGGGTGTAGATGAAAAGAATACCAAAGCTGAAATAATAGAGGAAATTCTTGAATACGGTCTTGACGATGAAGACAAAATAAAAGAACTTCCGACTTACAAAAAGGCTGACCTTCTTGGTATTCTTGACGGGCTTAAAGCTGACGCTGAAGGATAACCTTAACAGAGAGGGCGGGCTTAAAAACCCGTTCTCTTAGGAGTTTAAAAATGGCAGTTTCTAAAGATGATATATGCAACACAGCTCTAACACACATCTCAGCTGCTACTGTTGAGGATGTAGAGACCGATACATCAAATGAGGCTATTCTTTGCAGGCGTTTTTATGACAAAGCAAGAGAAATAGCCTTAAGAGGTTTTGAGTGGAGTTTTGCAACTCGCAGGGTCACTCTTGCTGAAGTTGAATTAGATGATTCTTATCTTGAATACGCTTATGGTTATACTCTCCCCTCAGATCATTTAAGAACAATTTCTATAAAATCAAACGGGCAAGGTGACATTTGGGACCAAACAATTGAAAATGATGGTACTCAAAAAATACTTTTGACAGATTGCCCTGAAGCGGTTTTAAGGTACATAGCAGACATAGAAGATGTTACTCAATTTGACAGTTTATTTATTCAGGCACTTGAGTATCAACTTGCTGCTAAACTTGCGTTCCCTATTACAAAAGACCAAACAGTTGTGAATAATATGGAAAGTAAATACAGAATGACATTAGGTCAGGCCCAACAGATTAACGACAAAGAGGAAAGACCAAAGAGAGATGATGAAGATTCTTGGATATCATGGAGAAATCTATAAATGGCCGGACAAAATCAATATAAAGCTACTTACAAGGGTTTAAAAAATAACTTCTCAGGCGGTGAAATTGCCCCAGAAATGAAGAACAGAATTGATATGGAGCGTTACTCTACATTTCTGGAATACTGCGAAAATTTCATATTACAACTTACAGGATCGGCTAAATTTAGGCCGGGGTTAGAGTTTATTTTAGATATTACACCGAGTGAAGGACCAGTGTGCTTGGTACCTTTTTCATTTAATACTGACCCTGAAGATAATTACACATTAGTTTTCACCGATGAAGAATGCAAGGCTATTGATTATACAGGAGCGGTAGACGCAACCTTAACAACTCCATACACAACAGAAGATTTAGAGGAAATTTGGGTTGGATATGATCAATCAGGTGATGTTGTCTATCTTGCACATCCAAATCAACCACTTGCCAAAATAAGCAGATCAGGTGTTTCGTCATGGACATATGAGGAGGTTGAATTAATACCGTCAATATTAGAACCCAATGATGTTGTTTTAGGAGGCACGTCAGGAAGTTATGAATTATTTTATGCTGTTACTGCCGTTGACCCAGATACCGGGGAAGAATCATTGGCAGCAAAAGGTTCTGATATAGGGTTACAGCTTCCAAGTTTGTTAACCTCTGGCCAGGCAATAACTATTGAATGGGATAGGCCACATAAAGTTTGTAAAGATGTAAAATCAGTTATATTTGATTTTGCTGATAATTGGAGTGCAGTTAATTATCTTGGAGTAACTTCGATAGAATTTGAAGATGAAAATGGTGTTGTAATACCTTTAGTGGGTACCGATTTTACAGCTTATGCCACAACCGAAATTTCTACGGATTATCTTGCTGAATTTGCTTTTGATACCTCTCTTTCAAAAACAGGAACATACATTTTAAATTCATGGAGAGCGAGCAGTCCAATAACTCAAAGGCTAATAATAGTATTTAATAATGCTCAATCGTTCAGAAGAATTATTATCAACAACATTCATAATTCAGGATCTAATACTGATATCGGAGTCAAAAACACAAAAATCTACACTTCAATTAATGATGAAACACCTTCTGGTAGTCCAGTTTATGGAGAAGAAATTTCCAATTCAGAGTTGATTTTCGATGGACAAATTGCACAACATGTTGCGTCTGATGTAATCGATGATCAGGAATTTTACCCTGTTTGTTTTACATATTCGTATAGAGTTTATAGGGGTGAAGCTGGAACATATGGTTTAATTGGGTTAACAGATGTGGATGATACAGATTTTTCAGACGTAAATTACACAGCAGATCTCACAACAACAATACCAGTTTATTATAATCCTTTCGAAGATGGGAATTACCCTTCTACAATAGGAATTCACCAACAAAGATTATTCGCTGGAGGTTCAAAGGACTACCCTCAAACAATATACGGCTCAAAATCAGGATCATTGGAAAATTTTAATAAAAGCGTTCCAACTCAAGACGATGATTCTTTGGAATATGTTCTTTCATCTGGATCTATTGACCAGATAGTTTGGATAGCTTCTTTTTCAGACTTAATGATTGGTACTTCAGGGTCAGAACATCAAGCGATAGGGTATAATGGCACAGGTTCCTCAATACTTGCCAGCAGTATCAATATTGTCCCCAAAACAGCCACCGGAAGTTTAAGAAGGTTAAAACCTTTAAGGGTTGGAAACTCTCTTTTACATGTAAGCAGACAGGGTGATATTGTAAACGAGCTGTCATATAATTACGATTCTGGAATTATCCAGGGACGTTGGATTTCTCTTTTTGCGAAACACCTTTTTGACGGGCACACGATAGTTGATTGGTGTTATCGCCAGTCTCCTGATTCAACTGTTTGGGCTGTAAGAGATGACGGGATAATATTAGTTCTTTCTTATTTACCAGCCTATAACGTTGTTGCATGGTCAAGAATTGTAACAGATGGTCTGTTTAAATCAATAATAGCTTTACCAAATGGTGTAAGTCAGGATCAAATATATGTAGCTGTTGAAAGAGAAATTGATGGAAGTACGGTTACTTATCTTGAAAAAATAGCAGATGATTGGAGTGTTGACGATGGAATTGAAGAGGCAAGGTTTTTAGACTCTTTTAAATATTATGACAACACCGGATCGGCAACCGATACATTTAGCGGCTTAGATCATCTTGAAGGCGAGGCTGTAAAGGTTCTTGGAGATGGTCAGGTTTACGGACCATACACAGTAACTTCAGGAAGCATAACAATTGGCAAAGAGGTTGAAATCGCAATAGTCGGGAAACTTTATGAGGGTATAATAGCACCTTTAGCATTTGAGGGAATGATGGACGGAGGATCGACTTTAAGCATGCCAAAGGGTTACGGGTTTGTTTCTCTTGGATTATTAAATTCACATGGTGGTGCAATCTCAGCTGACGGGGAAAGTTATACAAATATAAAATACAAACAACCATTAGTAGGGCAACCACTCGAAGTTGTTTCAGGGTTCACAGAAAACATATCGCCTCATGGAGCTGGAACTCAAAGGATTAAAAAGTCAGTCTGGGTCAAGCAGGATCTACCTTTACCATTCCACTTGCTTTCGATCCAAGCGGAGGTAAAAACATGATAACCATCAAAAAAAGCACAGAAAAAGATTTGGCTCACTTTATAACAGTGGGCCTTCGTGCATCTGATGTTTTGGAACAAAAAAGAATGTCAGGCGGAAAAACCGAACAGGATCAGGCTGTAAACGACAGCTTTTATTTATCAGAAAATAAATGGACGGCATTTTTTAATGAAGCTCCGGTCGGAATATTTGGCTTGGTTCCACATCCCAATATAATGAGTAGCACAGCTGTTTTATGGTTTGTTGCAACCGAAGAGGCTGAATCTAATAAAATGATGTTTCTAAAAGCTTCAATTGATTCAATGGAAAAGATTAAAGCTTCAGGTTTTTCCAGAATTTGGAATTATGTAGATGCAAAAAATACCAAGTCTGTAAAATGGCTTAAATATTTAGGGTTTAAACTATCTCCTACTGTATACTCAATTAACGGTAACCCGTTTTATCATTTTTCAATGGAGGTTTAAGATGTGTACTCCGATGTTTGCGATCACCGCAGCACAAACAGCCGCAGCTATGTATCCGGCTTATGCAGCTCAGGAATCTCAAAACGCTCAACTTGAATATAACTCAAAGGTTCTTGAAAGAAATGCTGAAATTGCAAGACAAAAAGCTGTAAGTACAAAAGTCGCAGCAAGAACTGAGGCTTACGAATCAGCAAAAAGAACAGCTGCTTTTATTGGAAGACAAAGGGCTTTAATGGGTGCATCCGGTGCCGTGGTTGGTGAGGGCAATTTTATGGACATTCAACTTGATGCAGCTGCACACGGAGCATACCAACAGATGGCAATTATTTATAATGCTGACCTTGAGGCTTGGAACTATGAAGCTCAGGCGGTTGGAATGGAAACATCAGCACAATTCCTTGAAAATCAACAAATGGACCCATGGACACCAGCAATATTTGCAGGATTACAATCCGCTATGGGTTCAGCTGGTTCATTGTATCAGCCATCATCTACAACAACCACACCGGGAACCGGGATTTCAACCGGATCAAGTATAGGTCTTGGAGGGCTTCAATAATGGTAAAGATTCCAGATAGTTTCGATATGCAACAAGCAGAAAGATTAAGAGTTCCCCAGGGCGGGGA